GTCGCAAAGTTATTGATAAGAATGATTGGTCAGAACTTATTGACCCATACATGCCAGAGACAGAGTTCAATCAGTTGATACTGACACGTACTCAACGTATGTACCGCACTGTCGCTGAACAATGCACAGATTGCGGTGGCTCTGGTTATATACGTAAGACAAAGAAGAATGGTGAGCCTTTTGCCAAACCAAGTCGATGCCAGACTTGTGACACCGAAGGGTTCTTGTTTAAACCTACAGATACACTTGCTGGCTTCAAGTTCAAGCCACCATCACCAAAGTGGGCAAGTGCCAATGGCTTTACTACGAGCAAGGTAAATCTAGAGATACTAGAGGGTGCTGCACGTAGTAAAGGTATGCCAGATGCGGCAGACTTCTTACACAAAGTACGTAGGCTAAGTGCTGTAGATACGTATCTGTCATCATTCGTGGAAGGCATCAAGACACACACCAAGCAGGATGGTTTTCTTCATGTGCGTCTTCTCCAACACCGTACTGCGACTGGTCGTTTGTCTGGTGCTGACCCGAATATGCAGAACATGCCACGTGGCGGCACGTTTCCTGTAAAGAAAGTATTTGTGTCACGATTTGAAGGTGGCAAGGTAATGGAAGCTGACTTCGCACAGTTGGAGTTCCGCGCTGCAGCCTACCTATCACAAGATGAGGTTGCCATTGAAGAAGTATCTACTGGATTTGATGTACACGCATACACCGCTAAAGTTATTAGTGATGCTGGTCAGCCTACGAGTAGACAGGATGCGAAAGCACATACATTCGCGCCACTCTATGGAGCAACAGGCTTTGGCAGAACAAAAGCGGAAGCAGAGTACTACACTCACTTCACAGAAAAGTACAGGGGAGTTGCAGAATGGCATTCCCGATTGGCTAGAGAAGCTATAGAGACACAAAAGATTACTACGCCTAGTGGCAGAGAGTTTGCGTTTCCCGATGTGGTACGTAAAGCTAGTGGGCGGGTAAGTCACTTTACACAGATAAAGAACTATCCTGTGCAATCGTTTGCAACAGCAGACATTGTGCCAATAGCCTTACTACACATAGATGAATTGCTAAAGGATAAAAAATCTTGTATAGTGAATACAGTGCATGACAGCATCGTCATTGATGTTCATCCTGACGAAGAACAACAGGTAATCAATGCGATAGACGAAACTAATAATGCACTACCACAACTTATAGCTGCACGTTGGGGTGTTACTTTCAATGTTCCGCTACTTTTAGAGGCAAAAATTGGTCCGAATTGGCTTGACACGAAAGACGTAGCGTGATATAACTATGCCTCATTCACTCAGAAAGGAGTAATACATATGACAGAACTTACAACGATAGACCAAAACAATTATGCAGTCATGGCAAAAGCTATGGGTATTGCAAAGGAAAGTGGGGGTAAAACTAAAAGCAGTTCCCTTGCACGTCTGCGCATTAACCATACGCCAGTAATGGGTACAGCAGAAGTAAACGGAAAAAATGTAAACATGGAAGTAATTGAGGGTGGTACATACAAACTGGAGATTCCAGATGGCCCAACCTACTACGCATCTTCTGTAAAGATTCGTGCGTTTCTACAGCGTTTCATGTACAAGCGTTTCGTTATGGGCGGTGCTAATTCACCAAACAGGTTCATCAAGTCTCTTATGACTGATGATGCCAAGATGGAATCTGACTTGAAAGATAACGATGGTGGGTTTAACTGTGGTAAACCTGCTGGCTATATCCAAGACTTCAAGGCGTTGCCTGAGAAGATGCAGGACTTAATCAAGCAGATTAAACGTGTGCGTGTTGTATTAGGTTCAGTTGAATTGGTTGACCCTCGCAATGAAAAGGGTGAGCCAGTAGAACTAGAAGCTACACCGTTTATCTGGGAGATTGATAATCGTGACGCATTTAAACTTGTTGGTGACGTGTTTGTAAAACTTGCTAAGATGGAACGTCTTCCGCCTATGCATTCATTCACGGCAAACACCAATGAGCGTAAGATGCCAAACGGTAATAGCTTCTTTATTCCTGTGGTATCGCTGGATGTAACCAAAACACTTGAGGTTACACAAGATGACCACGTACTGTTTGCTGACTTCATGGCATGGATTGACAACTACAATAACTACGTTATCAATGCATGGTCAGAGAGGGTAAACTCAAAGCTAGAAGATGGTGATGCTGAAGTGCTTGACGATCTTGTAGATATTGAAATTGAAGAAGAGGTAGCATAATGAATCACCCTGCTGAACTGGCTGTGCATCAGTATCTTGAAAATGCTGTAAACGGCAAAACAACTATGTCATCTGCAACAATCAAACAGATTGGCTTGGATGTGATGGCTGCTGCTGCACGTCAGTTTGGTGAGGGTAAGAGCAGAAAGGATGGCTTTACATTACGAATGTCTAATGTAGGCCGTCCTACCTGCCAGCTTTGGTATGACAAAAACAAACCAGAAGTTGCATTACCCTTGCCTACTACATTTGTAATGAACATGATGATTGGAGACATCGTTGAAGCTGTCTTCAAAGCCTTACTAACAGAAGCAGGAGTGAAGTATGAAGACACGGATAAAGTTTCTCTTGATCTTGGTGACGATAGCGTTTCTGGTAGTTATGACCTCATCATTGATGGTGCAGTTGATGATATTAAATCAGCTTCAGACTGGTCATACAGAAACAAGTTTGACACCTTCTCTAGTCTTGCCAGCGGTGATGGCTTCGGGTATGTGGCTCAGTTAGCTGGGTACGCCAAAGCATCCGGCAAGAAAGCAGGTGGCTGGTGGGTAGTAAACAAAGCCAATGGTAAATTTAAATATGTACCAGCAAAAGATATTGACATTGATGCAGAAGTTGCTAAAATCAAAAAGACTGTGGACACAGTAAAGGAGAACAAGTTTGAAAGATGTTTTGAACCAGTGCCTGAGACTTTTCGTGGCAAGCCCACAGGTAATAAAGTCCTTAATGACGGATGTAAATTTTGCAGCTATCGCTTTGATTGCTGGGATAATCTTACTGAGTTACCTGCTGTAAAATCACAAGCAAAGAACCCGCCGATGGTCAGCTACATTGGAGATGTAGTTGGCTAACGCAAAACAATTTAGGGCAGCACGAAAGTACGGGTATCGTAGCGGTCTTGAACTCAAGGTATCTGACTATCTCAAAGATTTAAAGATTGATTTCTTATATGAGGCAGTGAAGATAGAATGGGAAGACTTAGCATACAGAACGTATACACCTGACTTCGTGCTGCACAACGGCATTATAATAGAAACAAAAGGACAATTCACCGCAGCGGATAGACGCAAGCATCTGGCTATAAAAAAGCAGCATCCTAAGTTGGATATTCGTTTTGTGTTTGAAAGTAGCAGACGCAAACTTCGTAAGGGTGCTAAGTCTACATACGGTGAATGGTGTATTAAATACGGCTTTCGCTATTATGACAGGATTATACCTGAAGAGTGGTTGAAAGAAAAGGGTAAGAACAAGCATCCAAAGTTTATCAAGTTTGGCGGCACAAAAGTGAAAAGGAGATAGAACATGGATATAATGGATAAACTATCTAAAGAAATACACAACGAAGATTTCCTCATACGTGTCAGACCATTCGCTGATGACGATGGTAAGTGGTCTGGTGAAGTAGACATATCAATTATGGCAATGCCCGGTAATCCTATGGAAGATGATGACTATTATCAAGTCATGCATTTTGCTAAGATGATGTGTGCTGCCGTACCAGTTATGGAAGAAGTGGAAGAGTTGCGTAATATTGTACACGAATATGTTACAAAAGTTATTGACAACGAGATGGATATTGATGTAGAACTAGAAGAAGAAGCGGGTGTAGAAAAAACCTATGATGGTAATGTAGTACATCTTAAATTTAATACCAGAACAAAGGGTTCAGCATGAGTAGACATGAAGACTATATGAAAACACTAATGTTTCAAGAGGAGTTACGTATGGCAAAAGCTAAGAAAGTTGTTGATATGGTCAACAGTCCACCACATTATAACCAGACAGGCATTGAGTGCATACAAGCTATCTCTGCTGCAACTGATAAGGGGTTTAAATATTACTTGCAAGGCAATATAATGAAGTACCTTTGGCGATTTGATTACAAGGATAAGCCATTAGAGGATTTACAAAAAGCAAAGTGGTATTTAGACAGGTTAATAGAAGAGGTTATGGCAAGTGATGAGAGTTAAGATGTTTATAACCATTGATATTGATGACGAAGAGTATCCTGTCCCTGCCGATGGGCAAGTGGGAGAGGAATTAGAAGAAGGCATACAAGAATACTTTTATGATATTGAAGGTGCCGATATTAGAAACATACGAACTATAACGGAGTAAAGAGATGATTAGCAATACACTACCTACAGACTACCAAAACTTCATAGCACTGTCTCGCTATGCACGTTGGAAAGAAGATGAGCAGCGTAGAGAAACATGGGGTGAGACAGTCACGCGATACTTTGACTATATGTCAGGGCATCTGAAACAGAAACATAACTACACTCTGCCTAACACACTACGTGCAGAGTTAGAAGAAGCTGTACTTAACCAAGCTATCATGCCAAGCATGAGGGCATTGATGACCAGTGGCCCCGCACTGGACAGATGCCATGTTGGTGGATATAACTGTTCATACGTACCTGTCGATAGCCCACGTGCTTTCGATGAGACTATGTACATTCTTATGTGTGGCACAGGCGTTGGCTTTAGTGTCGAGCGTCATTGCAT